GCTCTTACGTACCATGGAGATTGCTTCACACGCTCGGCAATCTGCTCATCGGTAGGTTCGTCTATACCTTCAGCTTTTAACGCCTCGCGCGCTTCAACTTCAAGACTATTCGGCGCGTTCATCGCCGTTTGGAGTTCGAGTAGTGCCTCTTTGTACTCTTGAGTATTACCTGCGGTAGCAACGTCTTGTAGTTGCTTTGCAATTTTATTCATTGCTGTATCTTCAGGCCGTACGCCAAACAACGTAGCCACGCCGCTAAGGGACTCTAAGGCACCGCCACCAGCTTTTAGAACGTTAGCAAGGAAGTTCTGAGCGTCAAACGTTCCAAAAGGTGTTACTACTTCAGTATCGGTGCTTTCTGCCAAATCTAGGGTAGCTTTAGCAAGCTCTATAAAACCATCGGACCAATCTAATCCTTCTTGTATATACTCCCACTCAACACCTTCTTCACGCGCATCCATAGCAAGGCGTACTTCTGCGGTTATCGGATATTGGTTTGGGTTGTATGTAACCTCAATTGTAGTCTCTAGCCCATATTGCCCACCGTCGGTTATTTCATTGCCCTCGCGGTCTTGCCAAGCAATACGAGTCGTATCCCCATCATGAACGTACATCTGTTGTACCCAGCCGTATGTACCGTTCCAACGCGGTTCTTGGAATGGAGCGCCCCAAACTGCCGTGCCATCTGCGCCAAATCGTATATTGTTCGAGTACCTAGTTGGCAACAGCGTTAAAACCTCTGCGGCTGTACCACCTTCAGGTAGTCCTATAGGGTCTCCTTGGCGTGCAACAGAAGATAAGGCAAACGCTTCTTCAGCGGTGGCACCAGTTCCTTCCGTTACGTCACGTGTGTCATAACCCAGCCCGTCAAGAGTAGCCAAATCGTCTTCGGTTAAAGCCTCATCTATTCTATGGGCATTATTTGGGTCACTCCCAACAGCTTCGAGCCAGTCATCAAATATAACTTTTTGTTCATCTGGATTATGTAGTAATCCTTCTAATTTGTCTTTATCGTCTATATACCCCTCGGCCTCTAATATATCAGAAAGTATCTTGCGCTGATCATTTGTCAGCTTAAACGCTAAAGAGTCTTCACCAATCCCAAAGCCGCTAAAAATTATTTCGTGCATAGCCGTATTTCGACGGTCACCTGCGTATGCGTCGTATTGGGCCTGACTAGTATAAACGTCATCGTGTTGTCCTTCGGCTAAGAAGTGTTCGTACGCATTTACATTACCCGGTAAGTTGTTAAGCTCCTTGTATTCCTCGGCGTTAAATCCGGGGGCTATTGCGTTAACAAGATGTGTAGCAGTTAATGTGTTGATGGGCTCAGATACAGGTACTAATTCCTCGCCTAAGTTATCGGCCTTATTTTGTAAACTTGCGTACGCTGCATTTAACTCGGGCCACAATTTATCAAGGTCGTCGTAATCTTTTACAATTGCAGGTACTAACCGATCAATATCATCCTGATATCCTAGATTAATAAGGCGGTTATATTCTTCCATCGCCTCAGCTATAACACCCTTCAAATCAAAGAGTTTAGCCGCATTTTCAGAGTCCATACGACCAGCCGCGTTTCCCAGTCGTAGTGCTTCCTCTTTAGCATCGTCTATTATGTCCCACTGAGTTTTTAAGGCGAGTTTTTTTTCCTCGTATTCCTCCATATTACTATTGTAGCGGGGGGTAATAACATCAATCTTGGCTGCAAGTTCGGCGGCTATTTGGTAATCCCCAGATATTGTATCCAGCATGTCCCCAAACGAAATCCCCAGCATAGTTTCGTCAACCTTATCGTGCAGTTGCTCCATTCCAAACGCAGATACAACAGCCATAATCTGATCAAAGGCTTGTTCCCCCGTACCTCCAGACAGTAAGGTAGCGGCAGTACGTTGGAATGCAGTAGTAATGTACGCTAGTTTACTGGCGTCGATGTTGGGGTTCTCACCAAAAAACTTATGCACGAGCTGAGTCGTTAACAGCCCTCGTGAGAGCGCGCCAGCCAGTAACTCTGGTGTGATATCCTCGCCCTGCAGTTCCGCAGCTATTGCTGTACCAATTACATGTTGAACGACGTTAGGTATAGTTTTGGTAGTGGTAATTGTTTCGCCTGTATCAGGGTCTTTGGTATCTACGGATACCTCCCAACCCAGTTCCTCGCCAATTTGAGCTATAGCCTCACCTGCCCCAGCGGTGATAGCTCCTCGCAGGACGGCGTCCTTTATACTTTCTCCGTATATGGCGGCTCGTGTACCAGCAACAGTGGCCCCCGTAACTGCCTCTGTTATTATTGCTTTCATACCTTCGCCAAGAGATTCCCCAATAACACCGTCAATATACGGGCCAACGTGCGCTCCAACTTCCCCGCCGATTTTCTGGGCTACATAGGATATTGCGACAGTTTCAAGCACCTCACCAAAATCTCCACCATCAATAACCGTCTGTGCGCCATCGATTAACGGTATGACCCACGCTTGCCCGTAGGCGTAGGCTACAATTTTAGCTATCGTCGCTATCGGGTTGGCGGCTGCTGCTGTTATAATCCCAGAAACAAAGTCAGTAACAGGTTGTAAGATTTCAACATCAACCCACTCGAGAATTTGATCGGGTATCCAATCTGTCCCGGGCATCCAATCTACTAGATCCAACCACGCATCTTTACCTAAGTTAAGGAGAGAAACTACGCCGTCTCCGATAGGTTCAGCGATAACAGCCACTTTATAACCCCCGCGTCAATGGTTTTTTACCCACCTGCATGAACACCACATACTTGTCGGCATTTTTATACTTACCAATAGCCATCTCAGTATCCAGTTGATCAAAGCGGCGCTTAAACAGCTTAAAAGCATTTAGAAACACAGGACCAGAGAACTCCGTTGTATAGTGCGTGATGCCTTTTTGTTGTAAGTATATAAAATACTTAAAGCCATTAACAATAAAGTTTCGACCCGTATCTACGTTAAACGCTCGTCCTACCATCTTTTTCTCACTCTTGCCTTCGCCAAAATGGCCTACAAAAACAGTGTTGCCAAATTGTACAATATCGGTTCGAGGTAGTGTGAACTCAGCGGCAACTGCTGCTAATATAACTTCTTTTGGGTACTTTGGGTCTGGTATGTTGTACGCAGCGCGCGTAATAACTTCCGGGCCCCCTAGCAATTTCTCCTTACTGTTTACTAATCCCACTTTACACCTCCCGTGAGAACAACGCAGCCGAGTATATGTTACCCATGCCCTCGGGAACGGGAGCGTCAGAAGACAAGAATACGGAATCATCCTGAGTCATGTAGATCATGCTAGCTCCTCCGCAAGTGATTTAATCGAGTCAAACTCGTCTTCTGGGTCTTTGGTTTTGTGCTCTTGGATAAACTCTTGTAGTAGTCTAACGCTTTCGTAGGGCCAAGGATCGTTACGCTCCTCATCTTCGGGGATGCCATAAACCTCTCCAAGCACAAAGAAAGTTAAAGTTACGTCCAAACTATCAAGATTAGTTACATCTTCAGATATTGGAGTGTCTAGGGATTCGGCAGGTATGAAGTCATTAGTGGCTACTTTTTGCGCTGCGCCAATAGCGTTAAACAGCTCTAAAAAATTAAAAGTCATGGCTCGCTCCTGTTAAGGGTCTAGCCAGTATAGACGCTATACCACATTAGGCAAGCGCACACTATGAGTTGCTAACAAACGATACGACAACCGAAGCGGAGGCTACAGCAGGGCGTGGAGACGTAGCCGCATGGGCATGTAATTCGATATGGGTATCATCAGTTGCCCAGAAAATCTCTACGTAGTCAGTTGCAGAAAGCGCCAAAGAACCATTCCAGTTGGCAATATCTTTCTTACCGCTTCCTATAATGATGTACTCGTGTGCGCTGTAAACCTCGTCGGTGCCATTTTTCTTAACCCATACGGACACGTTTTTTGCTGCGGCGTCTGTAGACTCTAACTGTAAAGTTGTTTTCAGGAGATACACCCCGTCATTCACCACAGTTAGCCGTGAATTACTAACTACACTAACACCACTACTTCCCTGTACCGTGTTAAAAGTAACTGCGTACCCTGTGTTAATGCTCCCCGCAGTTTGGTCAATAGTGCTATAAAAAATCCCGTACGGAAACGAAATAAACTTACCCCCAGCATCTTTAGCAAATACATTAGAAACCATAGTTGTAAGGCGGTTAAAAAACAGCCGTAGAATATTACTGTTTTGGTCCATAAACGAGCGTTCGTAGCTATCTGGGGCTAACGGAAGGGCGGGCGGTTCTACACGCTGGAGTTCATTAGACATTAACGTCTCCCATCAGGACGCATATCTACTCTAGGCGCTCCAAGCTGCCATTTAACTCCAAGATCGGTGGATGCCATTTCTATTGACATCTGCCTCCCACGAACTCGGGTATTTACTTGCCCCGTAAACTGCTCAATAGGCACCGTAGCCGTACGTGTTACCGTACCTGTTGCGCTCCCTCCTTCTGAGTATGGGCTGTTATAACCCGACCCTGAGCTTGCAAGGGGGAGTAACGTCATCGTAGCACTGGGAGAAGTAGCTGTAGACCCCTCAAAAGTAACATCAGGGATAATACGCCATACAAACGCAAACCTATCTCCGTCGTCAATATCAAACTGGCCCGAAGTAATTGTCGCCGCTATTGGTGCAGGGGTACCTGTTTGATTATCATCCGCACCCTCTTCATGGTTAACGAGGTTATAGCTATAAGTTGCAGCAAGTGGGAAATCACGCAAGCCAGAATCAAGCCACGCTGTACGGGCTAAAGTGCCGTAATACCATGTTTGTTCTAGGTAGTTAAACACCACATACTTGTCTACATTTTCACTGTTATCAGAACAATAAAACCACCAAACTTCGTGGAATGCTTCGTTTGTACCTGCAAACACTTGGTCATACTGCAAAGGATTAAAGTCTTCAAACACGTACCGACGTACGCTACAGGGAAGTGGTTGGCTTCGCCCGTCATACATATAAAACTTATCTTTGCCCATCCAAAAAGCCACGCCGCTAGCAAAAGCAACGGAGTTCATAGACGCTATAGATATGTTATCACCGACCAACTGAGCGCCCCATACAGCGGGTGCGCCTTGATACTGTAACGAATACAGCGAAGAGTTGGTCCAAACGAGGACCTCTTGACGTGCTTGCTTAGCCGCAACTATCTCAGTTCCCCGTGATAGGCTCAAGGACCCCGCTTGGTTCGTAGATGCTGGTGTCCACTGTGCCGCGTTTTCTTGGTCAGACCAACGGATGAGCATTGGGTCAACTGTAGCAGTACCAACATCATTAGTACCAAAACAAAACACAAAACGGTTTATATCTGATACTAAAATCAAATTCTGTGAGACAGGTACATTAGACGCGCCACCAAGAGAAGACAAGTAAACACCACGAGTAGCTACCCCGTTTGTCGCATCCCAGTAGAAAATAGCACCCCCACGAGGGCCAAACACTAGGTCTTCGCCAAAGTTAAATTGGCTCCATAAACGTATTGCTTCAGTAGAAACACCGCCTGTACCCCAAACACCTGCACCCCATGTGCCACCACCCCATCCAGTTAATGGTACTTCGTATGGTTCGCCAGTACGTATCTGGTACGCGCCTACTACAGATGAACCACCGTTGCCTGTGTCTGAACTATTAGCAGTGGCAGTCGCAACTATCGTGTAAGTATTTGCACTGGGGGTAGTAACAATCTGGTATTCTGCATTAAGTACAGCGGCTGTTATATTGCCCCCTAACGATGCAGCACCACTAAACGTAACAAAATCAGTCTCACGAGCACCATGACCTGTATCAGTAACAGTAAGGGTTGCTGACCCATTAGTAGCCGCAAACGTAACATCCCCCGCAGAAGTAGTAGAACGTATAGGTGTAATATCATTATACCCGCCACCTTGTTCTAAATAGAACTTGAGATGTGTACCGACACCAATAAGGTTGATACTACCTAGGGTCACCCAATTCCATAGAGATCGGCAGACGCCGAGGAATGTAGTCCCTGATATTTGTTGCCACCCACCTATCTTTTCAGGAAAACCCTGTCTAAAGCGTACTTTGTCACATTCGTACCAACCAGCTTCATCAGAATAACGGGTTACTTCTCGGTTAATGCCGGGTTTAAATACTAACTTCTTTAGGGCCATAGTTCACCTACATAGTTTCGCCAAAGACAGCGGGTAGTGTCGTAACTTGTATAACCACGTGCTGTCTTAGGTTAAGCGTCTTGCCGCAATCAGAACAAGTATCTGCTTCGACTTCTAATTCATCAAGGTCATACCCGCAATGTGCGCATACAATCTCTACTGTATGAGCAGGGTCAACACCTTGGGCTGTTTCTTTCGCGTCAACTGTAGTCTTCATACTACTAGTTCAAAATGTGGCCCATCAATAAATGGGCGTTTACCTTGGCTACGTCGTAAATCTACATACGCATTCATAGCTTCTTCCATTGTACCATCCCAATCGCGTATATCGGGGATGTGCCAACAAGCACCCCATCGTAAGCCTACACCTAAATCACGAGCAGATTCCGCCATAGCGGCAGCGAGATCATCATATAAATTAAGCTCCCACGAGCCTCTGGAGCCTATATACGCCATCAAATCGACCGCGTTCCCCCCCAAATGTTTAGAGTTCATAGTCTTACTAGCGCCTGCGTCAACGAGTTTACGTTGTTCCTCCGTTGTACGTAGCCCACAGATCACACCAAAATCGACTGTAGTGTTGTGTATCGCTTGCTTAACTACCATAGCGAGACGCTCGTCAACACCGTCTAACCTATCGAGACTGCGTTGTGATAACTTAAAGCTCATTTTGCTACGCCTCTCGTTTTCTCGAACGATCTGAGCCCTCCCAGACCTAACATCCCCATCAGAACGGGCATCATTATCGACATATCTGCTTGAGGAACTGTTACACCAAACCCTGCGGCAATTGGCGATATTAAAAAATTGACGGCTAAACCAAGAACGCAGACGTGCCCACATAAGGGCCTCCAAGACGATTGGAAGAAATTTCCTTTAGCGTCGGCGGTATTCAGCGCGATCTGTGCTAATGCGATCTCCTGCCCATGTTTTTCCGCCATGGTCCCAATTTCATGGGCCAAAGCGTTCTTCTGGTCTTTGTCTTCTATAAACTTATCTAACAGCCCCGAGACTGGGCCAATAAGAGCCTGTAGCATAAGGTACCTTACGCGGGTAAGTTTATTAACCCATTTTTGATAGTATGGCTACTAGCATTGCTATAATAGTACCAGCCGTACCGATCAAGATAGTTTCCAAGCGTTTAATCCGAGTAAACACCTCTTTAAATTGGATATGTACTTCGGCTTCCAACTTGGTAACTCTAGGCTCAATTTCGTCTATGCGATGATGGGCATCGTGTATGGTGCGGCTCATAGTTCATCTTACTCACTTGCTTCTTTATTAGTAGCCAACGACTGCGCAAGCATGTTTACAAATGCTTCGCGGCCTACGTTTAGCTGGTCCATGTTAAAGCTAAGGCTTCCTAGCTTCTTATCCAGATCAGCAATGTGGTTAACCATCGTAACTTGTTGCTCGGTCAGGTCTTCAATGT